GAAACGTATGTGCTGAGATTATTTCTCTTTACGATGTCCGCTAATAGGACACCGCCCGAATAATTCTGAAATGGAGCAGCCATTGGCTAACCTAGAATAAGAAGTTTACAATAACCAAGCCACCGACTTGGGTGTTGAAATCACCGAAATCAACAATTACTTTTGAGCCTCTCTCTTGAGCACCGCAGCAAGATCGGGGTTATCATTCTCCATTATAAGCTGATTTGTCAAATTGCCAGTTTTCCATGGATTTTCTGAGCCACCTGATACATTTCCAATGGGACTTGGTTTTGCACCCATGCCAGCAGCAGTGCTTGGTTTAAAATGATGTTCATATCCACTTCCAGGATTTTTAAGACTTGTAAGATAAGCATTTAGATCTTGTTCTACCCCACCATTAAGAACAACAACATTTCCTTCCGCATTTTTTTGTAACTTACCTTGCAACAACGCAAGCATCTGTTCTGCATTAATAGCACCTTGATTACTAATCGCTGCAAGTGCTGTAGTTTTAGTAGAAGCAACTTCATTAGAAGTTTTCATATCTTCTAACTGTTGAGCTAAAGTTGAAATTTTTTGTTCTTTTTCTTGATTTGTTTTATTAGCTTCTTCCCAAAGAGTTTTCCATTGTCCTTGATCTTCTAAAGATTTTTTTCTAGCTTTTTCTTTTTCTTTGTCTAAATTATCAAGTTTACCTTTTAGATCATTAAATTTTTCTGACCACTGATTATCATTATCAGCTAATTTTTTTTGTAATTGTGCAATCTGATCCTCGTACTGCTTTTTAATCGCATCTATTGGAGGTTCTGGAGTTGCAGGTTTTTGTTCAGCTACAGGTTTTGACTCAGGCTGAACTACTTTTTCTTCTATAGCCATAAGTTAATCAGAAAGTGGGCTTGTTGTTTTTTTCTTTGAAACTTTTTTTGTTTCTTTTTTTGGTTTAGTTTCTACTGGAGTGGA